CTACAATTTCAGTTCCTCTTAGAGATGCGTCTCTTTGAGTTTCTACTTTGAAATCTTCTTTTAATGCTAAGCCGATTGACATTGGGTGAAATACTGCACCGAATGAATCATCATAAGCATCAATAGCGATATTTGCGTTTTCAAAAATATCAATACCAGCAAGTCTGCCGATATATCCATTTAATAAAGCTTCATTTCCAACATCAGAAATAGCACCACCAGTAGCGTTAGCATAAGCTGGTTGTGTTAAAGTTTTCTTTAAATTGAAAGTCGCTTTTGGGTGAAACACAGCATAGTAAGGTGCAGGTACGTTTGCACTTCTTAAAATAGCTTGTGCTTTGAAAAGCAAGTCTGCTGTTAGTTCTGTTCCAGCACCACCTTGATCTGATGCAGATGCGAAATCATCTAGTAAACCAGCTAAATCAGTATCTACTTTTTTAGCGATTGCTTCACCGAATAATTTACCTATGTCAGCACCAACATTACGACTAGCTGAATCTCTAGCTAAGTCAGTAAGAGTTGTCATAACACCAATTTCTGAAGCTGTGATAGTTACAGATGTTGGGTTTACTGCTGTGTTTGATAAGTCAGTAGCTTCATTAACTGCTGCTGCTGCGATTGTTGGGTACACAGGAACTTCTATTGTTTTTCCTGAACCAACGATTGGGTATGTTGTTACAAGTGGTCTCATTACAGATGTTTCTTGAAATGTAAAGATAGCTTCTTGTGTTATATTTGTAAAAAGTTCACTTAATGTTGAACTTGTTGTTTCATTTGCCATTGTTTTATTTTAGTTATTGTTAGTTGTTAGTTTCATTTTAAAAGAACCCTGATCTCTTTGTTTCCTTAAGTCAGAATATAATTTTCTGTCATTTGGATTACTTAAATCAAGATCACCAATTTTTAATTGCTTTGGAGTTGCACCACCAACTTGACTTCTGCTTCCTGCACCACTTGGTGATGAAGAAACATGATGTGGGTTGTTTTTTAAATATTCGGCTACCAAATCATTTACTGACATTGGTTCACCTCTATCTGAATATCTTGGAGTTCCATCTTCGTTTATAACTTCAACAGAACCTTGCTCGTTAAGTCTAACATTTGATCTTAGTAGTTGTTTAACTTCTGCTGGTTTAACAGCTTTCATTCCACTAGCTACATTGACTAAAGTTTCGTCTATACGAATCCTTTTTAATTCAGTCTCCAACGATTGAATTTTTGAATCCTTTTTTGATACTGTCTCCTTCAGAACTTTATCAAACTCGCCACGTTGTTTTGCGATTTCTAGTTCTTTAAGTTTCTTTTCTTCAATTAACTTTTTAGCTTCTTCAATGTCTATGCCATCAAGTTTATTTGATACAGATTTTTTATATCTGTCTAATCTTCTTTGAACTATATTTTCTAACTGCTCGGCAGTAAAAACTTTATTCTCAGTTGATTCAGAAACTTCATTTACTCCAGTATTGTTCTGAGATACTGTTTTCTCAACCGACTCTACTTTTACTTGGTCGTTCATTGTTTGTTCTCCTTCTATATTGTTATTGTTATCAATTATCAAGATAATTGTAAAAATGCAACAGTATGTTGCTAAAATGTTCTATTCTAATGTATATTCAAAAGTACCATCTTCATTTACAGTACCCCAATCTGTGCTTGTTGGTTGCCAATGATGTCTGCAATTATATCCACCTCTATCTAAGAATGGGTCGCTACCAGATTTACCTTGCCAATCACTTTGCCATAATGCTCTTGCTTCTTCTTCAGTAAATACTTTGTTTGCGTGTTCAACACAAAAATCTCTACTATCTCTAATAATAGAACCATAATAAATAAAAGAAGTTAATCCTAATTCATCTGCTCTAAACTTTGCAAACTGTCCATCAAATCCCATTAAAGCATCTTGAACTATTTGTCCTGAGTAAGCTGATAAGTTATCTCCAGTTACAGTAGAACCATAAGTTTGTTTAAGTTCATCTACTGCTGTTTTAAAATCTTCTGTATTTGTTTTACCTGCTATCTTTTGTTTCTGAATAAAGTCCACAAGTTCTTGTTGCTTAACTGTATCTGCTTGTTGGTATATTCCATTAATTTTTGCTCTAATAGTATCTACTACTTCTGCAAAAGGTTTACCTACTAATGTAGATTGATAAACTTCTTGTGCTAATGTGTTTGTAAATTCTGTTGCAAGATTTTGGAATTGACTAAATGCAATCTTCTTTAATTGTTGAATGGTTACTAAATCAGCTTCAGTAATAGATTTAAACTCAATAGGAATAGGAAGCTTACCATAGGTAGATACAATCGTTCCTGCAATCTTATCATAGTCATTTATTAATGTTTGAACCTTAGCTAAATAAAGTTCTTCTATTGCTTGTTGTAATTTTGGTCTTATCTCAATAGCAAGTCTTGTATTAAATAAAGCACCATCTTTAATAGGAAGTTCTGATACTTGTTGGATAACTCTTTGCTCTAATGTTCTAAGAGTATCATTTAATAATTTTTGATGTTGTGCTTGTAAAGAATCTACTGCTTTTTCTCTTATGCTTTGAAGTTGCTGTAATAAATCTTGTGCCACATTAAACTGTTGGTAATGTTATAGGTTGTTGTGGGAAGTCTCCTAGTGCTACTGTATTCCCATCTATTTCTTGATCTATTGTTGTAAGCATTTCATCATCTTCAATTACAGTTCTTGCAATTTGTTTATCTAGTTCTTTTGTAAATGTGCTTGATTTAATATTAGAAGCTTTTGCAGATTGTAATAATTCTAAGTCAGTTGCCCAATCTCTAATATCAAATGTAACTGGATATTCTATTGTTCCATCAAATACTGTTTCTTGCCACAAAGCAAATAGTCTCCAAATTTGTTCTTCTGCTAATTCCATTAACTTTGCTTTAGATGCTAGTCTTGCATTTAATAATTGGAATTCAGTTCTTAGTGCAATACCAGATTGTACTCTTTCACCAGTTGCTCTTATAGCCCCAACGTGAGATATTCTATTTATTGCTTCTACTTTGTGTGCAATAGATTTTAATACTCCGTCTAAATTACTTCCACTTGGTTGTAACATATAAGGTTTTAAGTTTGCATCTATGTTGTCAGGAATTTCTATAATAGAACCTGCACCACCGACAGCTTCAGTATCTCTTGTCTTAACTAGTGATGGGTGATTTGATATTCTAATAATTTGTTCAATCTCAGATAGTTCATTGTAAATAGATTTTTGTAAATCAGCTATGTCAGTTAAATCAGAAACTCCTAAACCTCGCATTGGTGATCTTTGATTGTAAAGAATTACACAAGGAATCTTGCCAATAGGATTAGGTAAAGATTCTATTAATCTTGGTTCATCTCTATTGCCAGTCATTAATTCTACTGTATCTATTCTGTCCTCGTACCAAAGTTTATAAACTTCTCTAGTGCTTTCAATAGACTCTCTAATTTTTACATAATCTAAATAGTAATAACCATTTGGTGATCTAGTATAGTTCCAGTCTAATACGTTCTCAGGAGTATATACGTTTATATATGGTCTAATGTTTTGTTCTAATTCTTCTCCACGAGTCATTACATTCGTAGATGGTTTGTCTACGATAATCCAACAATGTCCATAAACAGAAGCATAGTTTTGTACTTCTCTCATTAGAGCATCAAATGTTCTGCCTTCGTAATCTGAATCTTCTAAAAATTGATCTACTGATGGGTCGTCTGATAATGTTCCAAGTTCTCTAGTTGGTAAAACTCTGAATAGAAATGATGAATAAATATCTATTACGTTTCTTGCGTGGTTATCTAATGGAGTATAGCTAAGTCTTTTAAAATATTCTGATTCTAATTCTAATTGGTAATTTTGTAGGAACTTTCCATCTTGGTATTCTTTGCCACCTAAATATGATCTGATGTAATATTCCCATCTTGGCATCATACCTTTGTATTGTGAATGTTGCTGTTCTATTTCTTGTCTTGTATATGCCATTATGAAAATCTTTTAGGTTGTGATTTAGGTAGATTTGAAGTGATTGGAAATAAATATTCTATTGCGTAACCAAGTGCGTCAGTCATGTGATCGTAACCATTATTTTTCTCAGGTTGATTTGTTCCTTCTTTATACACTTGTTTCATCAAAGAATTTATTAAAGTTTTACAAGAAGGATTAATGAAAATACTTCTCTTACCATCAAATGACTTTAGTTTACTGTTTACAGCATTGACTCTGTCTCTAACTAAAGCATGAGTGGATTTACATTTAACATTAAAACCTGCATTTTGCAATATAGTTAAATCTGTTCTGCCACCTGCTGATGTCTTACGTTGTCTTGATGCTGGGTCAGGGTAAGCTATTATCTTTGTCTTGTCATACCTAGATAATAATTCATCAACTAACTCATCAGTATTAGAACTGTAAATAACTATCTCATCAAAGAAATAACTAACTCCGTTCTTAACATGGAATAGACAAGCTGATAGTGGGTCAATGTTAAAATCTATTCCAATATGAATCATAAGTTTAGGGTCGTACTTACATTCTTGCACATTTAATTGGCGATCAAAATTATAGTAAACAACTCCTGAGTAGGTTTCAAATGATGCTAAATATTCTTGTCTAAATGTTCTCTCGTCTAAATCTTTCATGGCTTGTTCAATCTCGTCTTTGTCCACTTGACCACCATCTAATGTAGTAAACTTAAATGACTTCCATTCAGGGTCATCACCTAAACCCTTTTGATATATCTCATAAGACCAGTTACCAAATCCTCTAGGTGTTCCTATAAATAATACATTACCAGTAACGTGCTTATCTGAGATTGTTGGTCGCAACACTTCTGTCCAAGCTTCAACTGGTATATCTGCATATTCATCTAGTAGTAAGAAATCTAATCCAACTCCTCGTAAATTGTCTGGTGATTTATCTGCACCTTTTAAACTTATCTGACTACCATTTCTAAGTATTAAAGTTAGTTCTGTTTCATTAGCATATTTAATCCATCTTTTTTCAGTAGTAAGTCTTTTAAGTTGTTTCCACATAATCTCTTTAGACATTCTGTAAGTTGGTGCTACATAGAATATCTTTGAATTAGGTTTTCTACTTGCGAATCTAAGTAGTTCATACATGGCTAAGTGTGTCTTGCCGAATCTTCTTCCTGTAATTAAAACTCTAAATCTTTTTGGACAAGTGTATACGTCTAGTTGTGGTTTACTAAATGGCATTATATTAATGTTCCTTCTATTCTATTCTTTGCAATATCAAAATAGTTTTTGTCCATTTCTATTCCAATAAAGTTTCTGTTAATGTTTTTACAGGCAACTCCTGTGCTACCAGAACCCATAAATGAATCTAAGATTAAGTCTTTTTCTTGTGATGATTTAGTTATTAAAAACTCTAATAAGTCTGTTGGCTTTTGGGTTGGGTGTAGAATATTGTTTGTTTTATTATATTTCAATATGTTTGGTTCTCTTTTGCCATTAAGTTCTTTTCTACCTTTAGTTAAAAATAAGATTAACTCATACTTAGGTGCATATCCACCAGTTAAATCTCCAGAACCATGATTGTTTTTTTCCCAAATTAAAATGTCTTTTAAAGTAAAATGTTCTTTTGAATAATCAATAAACTTACTTAGAAAATGAATAGAACAAAACATATAACAATGACTGTTTTCTTTTAGTATTCTCTTAAATTGTTTTAAAGAAAAATATAACCAATCAATGTTATTATCATTATTAATTTTATCATACTGTTCTTTTCTACGTTTGCTTTGGTAGTTCATTCCGTAAGGTGGGTCAGTAACAATTAAATCAACACTATTGTCTGATAGTGTTGGTAATACTTTTAAACAATCATCATTATAAAGCATTTATAATTCCTCTTTGGATAAGTTTAGTAATAACTTCTTCTTCCAATTCAACATCATGGTTATAACCTTTTGGTGTTCCAATATGGTTTGTATCTTCCATTGTATATCTATTCTTAGTTTTAAAGAAATCAAATGCTGTAATAGTTACTTTGCAATTACAGTAATTAAGTAACCAATAGATTGAAACGAAACCAGTAGTTGGTCTTGGATAGTTATATATTTGTATCATTAAGTTGTATTCTTCTTTGTTCCATAGCCAAGCTTTTTTCTTAACCCAATCTGGCATACGTTCTGCTCTCTTACCATCTTTTTCAAAGTTTAATCTAACTATGTTTTGTATGCGTGGTAATTCTTTTAATTTATTATGACCTTCATTAACTAAGTTGTTAATCCATACATCACATGGTTTATCTTGTATTCCAAGATTCATTCTAACTATTGAATTGTAGTTGTCGTAATTTATATTTGCTAACTTTTCTCCATTACCAATTAATAAAACATTCTTGCCTTTAAAGTATTCGTAAGGATTAAACATTTCTAATAACTGCTGTATGAGGTGTTAAGTGTTTATGTGTTTCAATAGTGTATGGTTTATGCAATAAAGCAAATGATTGAACTCTATCAGCATCATGCACTACTACTGTATTAGTATGTTCTAGTATGTTGTTAAGATGTTTTATTCTATCTCTTACAAATTGTTCGTGGTCTAAAAAGCACATTCCAAATCTTTGTGTTAATGGTATTTCTTGTTTAAAGTCTATTTGTATTTGCTGATAATGTGAACCGATTAAATAGTCAAATCTTCTTGCCCAGTTAATCTCTTGGACAAATGATATTAATTTAATTCCTTTAGCTTTTGCTATCTCAACTAACAATGGTGTGGAATAATAACCACAACCAGTTTCCATTATATCTTCATTAGACTTTAGAGCTTCTTGGATTAAGACTTGTTGGTGTGTTGCGTAAGTATCTATGAACTGTTTTTCTTCCACCATATATTTGTCTATGTTTAGTATAGCTTGATTATCAGTTGTTAATAAATAATCAACTTTAGATAGACCATATTGTTTAAATGTATTCCAAATACTATTTCCAATACTTACTGCTTGTTCAAAGTTATTATAAATTAAACAGTCTATATGTGTGTAACCTTTATCAATAGCTGTCTTTAATCTTTTGTTGCCAAATATGCAGATCAAATAATCACTAGCCCAAACTATTATAGGGTTAAATAGATTATCAATATCAGGTAATGTTTTTAATCTGCGTTTAGCTAGATTATCATTAAGATATAAGTTGTCTCGTTCTGATCTTACTTTAAGACTAAGCCAATTATGTTTGTTAAATTGATTTGAATACTTAATGAACTTAATTGGTACTGAGATTATGTTTGGATTTCTGTTCTGACTTACGAATCTTCTCTCTAATAATTTCTTTTCCGTCATTTCCAGTCCAATGTATTGTTTTAGCTATATCATTATTCTTGCCTAATCTTAACCCATGATAATTGTCTGGTATTCTATTGATCTTAAACTCGTGTGCTATTATGTTAAATGCTTCTTGATCTCCTCGTTCTTGTCTCATCTCGCATCTATCAAACCATTTTTTTAGAACTTGTTTATTGTTTATACCCACTATTCCAGTTTGCCATCTATCAGTTCTAACTGCATGGTCTTTACTAACAAGATAATCGCAGTCATCTAGCATATCAAACAAATCAGATATATCTTCTTTAATTTCTATATCGCAATCTAACCAAATTATTTTATCTGCTGGTACTTTTTCTATTGCCTTAGGTTTATAGAACCAAGTCCTGCCATCTGAAGCAACTAAAAATGAATTAGGATATTTTTTTAACATTCCAAAGTTAGCTATGTATAATGGAATCTTAATATGCTTATGATAACTTTCTAAGAACCAATCAAGTATATCTATGTAGTCTTTGTCGCAACCAGTTACAAAAGCTTTCATAATTGAATTTTAACAGTATTCGTATAAACATCAAACCAATCTGATGAGTAATCACAAGTCTCGTACTTATTAAAATAACAACCCCCTTCTGTGAAGTGTATGTTCTTAGCTTTAGGATTGTGTGGGTATTCGCCAACTAACCAATTCCATTCTAAAGGTAAACCACCTACTTTATCAGTCCATTTGAATTGATGAAGTTCTAATCCTGATGCTTCATTAACGTATTCTTTTGTAAGCTGTTTACATTTAGCTGTATTCATTAGCATTAAACTAGACCAGTTCTTTTTATCATAAACAGTTTGTATTTGATTGCCGAACTTAGATAAGTGTTTAGGTATATAATCATGCTGACAAACCATAACTGCATAATCATCATTTCTTAAATCCCATAGTTCTTTGATGTCAGTTTTAAAAAGCATATCGCAATCTAGGAATAATGCCCAACCATCATAGTTCATAAGGTAAGGAACTATAAACCTACTAAAAGAAAACTCAGTAGATGATAAGCTATTCTTTGGTCTATTAAATGAATCTTTAATGTTAGGTAAGTATATTGGTGTGAATGATACTGGTACTGAACTTTGTCTTAGTATGCTCTCGGCTAGTATGTGGTAAGCTATTTTCTCTTTGCTATCATATCCAATAAAGACATTAATCATTAGACTGAAGTTTTTTTAACTCAATATCTTTGGCTTGTAGTTCTTCGTTTAGTCTATCTATTTCTTTTTTAAGATTATAAATGATTACTTCTAAGTCGTTTGTCCCTCGCATTTTCTTATCTAGCATCTTTGGTTTCTTTCGCCCACACATTGTATCATTTCTTTTTATTTTGATATGTTCTTAAATACCTTCTGCCCAAAGCTACTGCTTCAGTTTTGCTTTTACCTCTATATCCCCAAGCTTCCAATGATAGCTTTAATCTAGTCTTGTTGCCCTTCTCATCAAACAATCTACCTCTGCCACTACCCATTCTAACTAAGAATGAACCTTTGCGTCTAAATTCTGTTGCTGTATTTGGTCTGCCTTTTACTGGTGGTCTTAGATTGCTTCCAGTAGCCCTATTGTATCTTGCTCTACCAGATGCAGATAGCCCACCTTTTTTATTCTTATCAGAACTTCTTAAACTAAATTTAACCATTTTTTCTAGTGTTAATTATTATTGGTGCTTGTTTTTTAACTTTTAAATTATGCTTCTTCATAAGTAGATCTACAATACATTTAGAACAAGCTTTAATATGTTGCTCTAATTTGTTCATCATTGGTTTTTGGCAGAATAAACATTTACTCATTTTCTACTTCTTTCATTTCAATAACTTCTTTTGGTTCTGCTACTATGTCGTAGATCGGTAAAGGAATATTGTCGTCAGTATTTTGTATTTTGTCTGTTTGTCCAAGATAAACTTTACCTAACCACATAGCCATAATACTGGAATTAAGTTTAGTAGCAATATCAAATTGGGTTTTTCTAATAGACTTTTTTGCTTGTGCAACCCCCAGTTCATAAGATTCTTGGGCTAATTCATTTCTTTGAAGTGTAGATTCAGAACAACCAATAATTCTGGCTATTTCTGCTTTGGTACACATATAACTGGCTAAGTCTTTTATCTGATCTAGTAATTTAGGTGTAAAGTCAAAATTCGGTCTACCCCTATTTTCTTGTTTATCTATTACTAGTATCTCTTTGCCCATATTAACCGAAATGTTCGTTAAATGTTCTATTATTCTTTTTTAAGAGATTTGTAAAGGAAGTCTAATAAATCTTGGTTTTGGTAAAGTGTGTGGCAGATTCCATTTGCTATTGAATTGCATACTACTTCTTCAGCTTTTAAAGGTAAATCTAATTTATATTCGTCATGTATCATGTGGCAGATTTCATGGATTAGAGTGTTAGACATTTGAATATCATCTAATGTTTTGTCTAAGGTAAGAGTGTTGTTATCGCAATCAAACTCTCCAAAAATTTTCTTCTTACTGGCTAATTCCTTTTCAATGAAATTAAGTTTAATTATTCTGCTTCCAAAAATAATTTCTTTCATCTGAATCTTGATACTATCTTAGCTATCTTCTTGGGTTGTTTAGAGAACTGTTGTCCTTTTTTCTTTGCCATTCTTTTAGCACGAGTTGTTTGTGCGTATTGTGATGCAGATAAAGCTTTAATTGCTTTTTCAGGAAGGTATCGTTCTCCAGTCTTAGAACTTGGTTTGCCAGATTTAGTTCTCCACTTTTGCTGACTCCAGTTCATTAAATCTCTTTGTGATTTCTTAATCATCTGTAACCACCACCTCTTGCTTTGTAAGTCTTTGCTAACAGTTGTGCTTTTCTTGCTGACCATTGACCAGCTTTAGTTCCTGCAACTGATCTGCCTTTTATTGAGTAAAACAGTCTCTTACGCATAGTTGGCTTAGTGTAGTTACCAGCTAAATTAACTGTGCTTTTTTTTCTTTTCATTTCTTTTTTCTTTTAGGCATCTTTAATGGTTTAGGTTTGTAAACTCTATAAGTGCCTTTAGTCTTAACTTTGTTTGTATAAAGTACAGATAATGAAGAACTTGTTGTGATACCCATTATTTTTTCTTACCTTTTTTATTTGTCATTTTCTTTGGGGCTTTTTTCATTGTGTGTTTTGGCATTATATTTTATCCTTTATTTTGTTAATCATTTTGATTATCTCATATCTATAAGAAATGGAAGTAGAATAGTTTTCTAATGTTTCTGCTAGTTTAACTGGGTCTTTGGTTCTCATTCTCACTTGTCTAAATTGACTGTAATGATGATTGTTATTTAATATTGATACATAATCTTTTACTGAACTGCATTTTGTTTTATAAGTTTTAACTCTCCAGCTTATTGATGGGTCTTGTTTGAGTGGCAAGATTCCGTTTTTAGACCAGATTCTTATACCAAACAAATTTTGACCTTCACGAGCAAATCTTGAAGTTCCATAATCCGACTCTACTATTGCTTGGGCTATGATTAGAACTTTTGGAACTTGCTCGTTTTTATTTAGATCAATATTAACGTAATCTATACATTTTTTCATTGATTCTATGAATTTGTCGCTGGAACTTGTGTCTATCTTTGGTTCGTAGAATGAACCTATTGCTTTGATATGCTTAATTGTTTCTTTCCTTATTTTCTCTTTGACTATTTGATTTGGAAAAAACGTGCCTACACAAAATATAGAAAATAGAAATAAAACTATTATTATATACTCATAGAGTTTCCCACTTAATAATTTGATATTCATTATTTTTTAGGTTATGTGTGATAACCTTCCAGCTTTACAGCTTATCTAATTGGATTATTCTTCGTCAGAATCTTCTAGATCTTCGTCTAGATCTTCGTCAGTATCATCATACGTCTCATCTGATTCCATTTCTTCAAGATGATCTTCTAACATATCACGCAAAGAATCAAATTCTGCATTGATCTTATCTTGTGCCTTTTCAAGTTTAGCTATTATCTTTTCTATTTTCATAACTTCTCCTGCTGGTTAATAAAGCCCAAATAGAGATATTTATTATGT